GGTACAAAGGGTTGATTAGCTAATGTTCTACCAGCCCCATATACTTCACGTAGCATGGCTTGTTGTGCTGGGTCTAACTGTCTTGTCTCTGTAGTTATACCGGTTTCTGGATCAAAAGCAGACTTAGCTGCTGCTGCTGCTCCTATACCACCTATTATTGTTTCTATACCCATATTTACACCTATAAATCTTTTGTAATCAAATATGCGTCTTGAAAACCAAGATGCTTAATTTTTCTACACCATCCTTTTCTGCCACCTCCGTAAAGTTTTTTGCAATTAGCTTTCTTTGCAAATTCTTCTATGTAAGGCAACATACTTTCTAATTCTTTGTAATCTCCACCACAGAATATTAGGTTCAAAACTTTATATTGTGGGTATTCTGCAAAACCCGTAACTAAAGCAGACTTCTCACCGGGCCATAGATGAAACAAGCCTTGACTTATTTTATCTTCTACATCTTGTATTGTATAGGCTTCTTGCGTCTGTACTGCGTCATCAATCCAATCTTTGCATCGCAACCATTCAGCCTTCCAAGCATCTTGCAAATCTACTAAATTATTAGTCTCCTTTTGCATACTCTATCAAACTCACTACTACGTTTATATTCGCATGTGATACTTCTATTTTCAACAGTTCGCCAGCAGTCAAAATCAAACTTTTACTAAGCATCTCCTTAGTTTCTTTATTAGTGAAACTTGCATCTTTGAATATCACAAAATTGTTACTAGAACTATCTGTGATAGTGAAAGACACTGTGGTTGCCTGTGTAGCGTCATTTGCCACCAAGATAGAATCTAGTATGGCAAAGTCAAAATCACCTCCGGTTGGTGCTGTATATACTGTAGTCAATGCTGTACTGCCCACGTCTAGTTTTGCACTTACGGCTCTTTGGATGTATTGATCTTTGGACGCTAAATCCATTATCTTTTACCTCTAGTTTTCAAGTCTAAGCGTATGTTGCCTACTTGGAAATCTTGTGTAACCCCTCCTGTTACTGTCATTTGTACTTGTCTTGCTGTGAATCTAGCATCTGTATATCCATCATTCTCAAACGTGAAGCTACCAAAATCAGTTTCACTACCAAGCGGTGTAAACTTACCTTTGAAACTTATAGTGACACCAGGCAAAGTGTTAGCCTCTTCATCTGGCACTATTTGGTTACACTGCACAAACCTATCTCCATTGCCTATCTCTATAGGCCCACTTGTACAAAAAGGCACAGCAGAACCTAGACTTGGTGAGTTGGCTAAAGAAGTTGACTCATGTTCGTAAATAAAACCACTAGAGTCACCAGCTATAGGGAAATCAAATACACCTTGATCAATCCAACATCCACGATCTAAAGAACCTATAGACCAAGTGTTTTCTCTGTAATTCCATATAACATATTTGTTAGGTGTGTATTGTCCGTCACCAACAGGAAAGCCCCACCATATTTCGTTAAAATTAGAGTTGTGTCCGCCCCAACTAGCTGCTCTACCCAATACATTTAGGTTATCAAATACAAAATCGTGTACCTCACAAGCTATCTCTCTTACTTGTCCATCATATACAAAGAAAGAGTTCTCACCCATCCATGCCATGAAAGAACCAGTAGATACAATGACTCTTCTGCCTACTGCTTTACAGTTTGTACCAGCATCAGCAATACCATAAATAAATGGGTTGCCTGTGTAATACATCCTAGATATGCCTGTGTCACTGAATATTATTACATCTTGCTTAAATTTAAGTGCGTATAGTGCCCTTCCGCCTGTAGGTATTTGTAAATCACCAGCAGAGTTAGTAGCCTTTGATGTCCAAGTGTTTCTATCTTCTCTGTCTGACCAAGCTATCTTTCTTGGATCACTAGCAGAACCTATGGCCACAAGATGCCTTTCGTTGGTTACTACTAGACCTAAGTTGCCTACTGGTGCGTTTGTGACTGCTGTGGCTATGGTATCGGCTGTACCGCCTGTGTTCGGCCTCCACTTGTATATTTTGCCATCACCAGAAAAACAAAATACTAAATCCTCACCAAAATTATCAAAAGAAAAATGACCTGTGTTTAGTGTCAGACCAGATTGGCTTCTAGCATCACCATAATCTTCTACACCATAATTAAATGCGCCCCAACCTAAAGGGTCATTTGCTGCATCGTTGGTAAATCCTGATGGTGTAATATCTGTAAGAGTGCCATCGTATAAGACGTAAACCTTTTGTCTTGTGCCTATGGCTAATACTTGTTTGCCTGTATTGTCAGCGTAGGCATACATGCCTATTGGTTCGCCATCAAGTGCAGTTGCTAGTAGTTTTGTCCAACCGCCTATAGGCTTTAGAAAACCATTTTCAAACCGCACCAAATCCCCATCAACCCAACGTCCTTTGTTGGAATAGTCAGTTCCGTTTTTAACTATTCCGGCTGGTGGAGTGATAGGAAGTAGTGCCATTCACTATGATCCTATTTGTTTTGTAACAGATGTTGGTGTAACTTTATCTGCTATCTGTGCATCTATTGATGCTTTCAGTTTTGTAACTTCATCAGAACCAAGAGCAGCTTCTACCCAGCCCTGTACTTTAGCAGCATCTAAACTGCCAAAAGCTACGAAATCAGATATGCTATCAGTATCTAAACCTTGACTTCCATAAACACCTGCGGTCTGTGGATTGCCCTCTGAGTCATTATTAGAATCATCTGTGCCCGTCAGTCTCCAATGTACGTTGTGCACGACATCACTATTACTGTCTTTTGTTGGGTAAGTGTCAACTGTACTTACATCCCATGCATAATTAATTGCCATTTTTTATTCTCCTTTTAAGGTTTGTATTTCAGTTTTTAACTGTTCTATTTGTTCTTGTTGTTCTTGGATTGCTTTTGTTAGAACTGCTGTAAGTTGTTCATATTTAACACCTCGCAAATTAGCTTCTGTTTTTTCTCCTGCTTTGTAAGTTGTTAATTTTGGACTTACTGCAAAAACTTCATCAGCTATAAAGCCAACATCTCCTGTTCCATAATTTTCAGCATCTTTCCAATCAAACTCTCTTGGTGTTAGTGCTTTGACAGCATCTAAACCTAATGAAGTAATAACTATATTTTCTTTTAACTCTCTTAAAGATGTTGAAACAGTTAATGCACCACCTGCTGTTGTATTTACATTTCTAACTCCAGAACCTACTAAGTCTGTAGATACAATAAAGTTATTTGCTTTTATTGACCCTGCTGTTTCTAAACCTGCACCTGACATTCCACTATTGGATGTTTGCCCTATCATTACTGCACCATTAGAAGCAATACGCATAGCTTCACTTAAACTACCACCTGTTGCTCTTTGGAATGTTAAATCTGCTGCGTTTGTGCTTTCACCACCATTACCTATAGCTACGCCAAATGCTGCTGCTGCTTTATTAGCACCATTAGTAGCTTGTTGTATTTCTATAGCGGTTGTCGAGCTTGATGAAATTTTTGAGTTAACTACTAATCCTGTGCCTTGTGGTGCTACAGTACTTCCTATGCCTACGTTTCCTGACGCATCAATACGCATCCTTTCTGTATTGTTCGTATGAAAACTCATGGGTATATTGGCAACAGTCTTTACTTTTAACTCTGTAGAAAGACTTTGGAGTTGACTATAAGTAGTTCCACTATCATTGCTTTCAAATGAAAGTTGACCAATGTTATCAGCACTTCTACCTCTAAGTTCTATACCGACAGCAGAACTATTTGAAACTACATCTAAAGGCCCTGCAGGACTCGTAGTTCCTATGCCTACGTTTCCAGAAGAATCAATACGCATTTTTTCCGAACCGCTAACTTCATAAATATAATTAGCTACGGAATTAAACATAAAATCATTACCCGATGCTCTTACGTTATGCGAAGAATTGCTACCAAAAGCACCACCAGCAGAACCAAAATAAAATTTCACGTCTGAATCAGCAGAACTAAAATGTATGTCATTTGAAGAGTTTATTTGAATGTTAGGAGTTGTACCTACTGCTGAACCTCTACCAATTACTAAATCATCAGCAGAATCATCTAAACCAATATAGTAATCTTGAGCATTACCATCGAAAACAATCTTAGTGTCTTCTGCGCCAGCATCACCTATTGTTAGCGTGGGTGTTGTGCCTTGTATTGCTACAGCACCACCAAATGTAACTGCCCCCATTGACACCGCAGTTCCAGTAGCACTAAAGATAGCATCTACGCTATCAAGGTTATTATTGATTTTCGTTCCCCAGGTATCTGTACTAGCTCCTACCTCTGGTTTTACTAGACTTAAATTGGTTGTATTTGTATCTGCCATGTTTTTCCTCTCTAAGCTG